AGGGTGGCAAGGTCCGTGTTATGGCCGTCAACCACTCCGAGGGTGACGACCGCCTCGCTTCCGTTCTGGCTCGTCTCGAGGAGCTCGAGGCCGCCAACGCCCGCCTCCGCGAGCAGGCCGAGTTCGCTGAGCGTCAGGCCAACCGCATGCGCCTGGAGCAGTTCGCCGAGGGCCTGTACGAGACCGGCAAGCTGACCGACGCCGTCGTCCGCATGGATGAGCTCGTCGACTACATGGAAGGCCTCGAGTACGGCACGCTCGAGTTCGCCGAGGACGAGACCGCCGCCAGCCCGCTGATGAAGATCCTGAGCAATCTACCCTCGCAGGTGTGCTTCGAGGAGATCGCTGGCGGCGAGGTCGTGGTATCCGACGAGGCGCTCGATCCCCACGAGAAGGCGCTCAAACTCCAGAAGGAAGAGGGCATCGAGTACGCCGAGGCTCTGAAGCAGGTCCTCTACTCGGCCTGATCAGATGGAGCTCCTGACGTTCATCGGTCAGGCGGCCAAGCGCAAGGACGACTACACTGAGCGCGCCGAGAGCTTGGCCGAATCCACCGGCTCCCTCGAAAAGCTGGAGGAGGAGATGGATGGGAGGGCGAGAGCCCTCTCCAGAAAGCTCGCCTTCGGCAAAATCACGTTCTCGGAATTCCAAAGGGCCGTCGCTGAGGACACGCTAGTCAGCTCGCTGGCAGCCGTGAAACTGGGCTACGGCCGCGACTCTGGCCTTACCGACTCGGCATACGCCGAGACGATGGGCGCCATGCAGTACCTCTGGAAGTTCTTCGAGGACATTAAGAGGGCGCTCGAGGAGGGTAAAATCGAATACGGCTCGGCCGAGCAAGACTTCGCTGACGCCGAGGAGATAGAGGACGACATCCTCGACGAGATACCCGAATCCGCCCTGTCGCCCACGCCTGGCGCCTCGATTCCAGCTACGTGGGGCGGCGTGAGGGCGCGGCTCGTCCGGTACCTTGTGACCCCCGCCTATCGCTGGTTCAACGCCGGTAGGATGGCCCGACGCAGGGAGACCGGCGCGACCGAGATGCGCCGAAGAGCACGTAGCGACAAGCGAACGTGCGCCGACTGCCGGGAGTACGACTCCGCAGGCTGGCAGCCAATAGGCAGCCTCCCAGTCCCCGGCACCCGCTGCAGATGTCACGACCGTTGCAGGTGCGTGCTAGAGTTCCGTTAGCGGGTAAATCGTAACAAAGAGAACCCCTAACGGGGCCAGATTGAAACCCTTTCGCCAACAATAAAATGGCTTCTCCCGTCTACGGCAAGCAGTACATCCGCTTCGCCGAAACCTTCCAGGTCGCCCAGGGCACCGCTGTCAACCAGTTCCGCGTTGTCGAGCTGGCCTCCAGCCCCGGCTCCCACCCTCCTCTCCTCGTCGAGGAGTCCAACGGCGGCGCCGCCGTCGGCGTGGCCCAGTTCTCCCTGGCTGACAACTCCCCCGCCACCGGCTTCGCCACCGACGAGGTGCGCATGCTGAGCGTCGCCACCAGCGGCCTGCTGCTGGTCGAGGGCGACGGCACCCTGGCCGCCAACGACATCGGCACCGCCCTCGAGGTGATCGCCGGTGGTAAGGCCTCCGACGCCGCAACCGTCGGCTCCACCGCTGTGACCGTGAACGGCACCACCCCGATCATCCGCGACGTGCTGGACATCGGCGGCGTGCAGTACGCTCTGGTGAGCTTCTGATCTTCCTAGGCCTTGGCTTCGGCTTCACCGTGTAAGCCCAGGGCCGTCTCTAACCTTCTGCAGAAGGAGACTTAAAGTCAATGATGAATCTTCGTGACACCTACGGTGGTGTCGATCCTATTCTAACCACGCTGGCGCAGGGCTTCATGCTGCCCGAGACCAGCATCGCCAACTTCATCGCCCCCGTGGTGGACACCCCCACCCGGGCCGGTAAGATCCTGCGCTTCGGCAAGGAAGCCTTCGCGATCCAGGACTACCGTCGCGCATACGGCACCAACATCCCCGCCGTTCAGAGCCGCTTCGACACTGACGCTTACGCGCTCGAGCAAGAAGTGATCGCTTGGGAACTCCCCGAGGAAGTGATCGAGAACGCCGGTGAGGGCCCCGCTCAGGTCGACCTGCGCGCCATCGAGACCCGCAACGCGATGTCTCGCCTGATGAACAGCTACGAGGTGACCGTCGCCAACGCCGTTAGCACCACCGCTAACTACGAGGCCGGCGTGATCTCCTCCGGTGGCACCCTGGGCCTCGGCTATGCCGACTGGGCAGCCTACGCGGCTGACGCTAGCACCATCGGCATCAGCGCCGGTGCAGCCCACTGGGGCGCGACTGGCAACAACCCGATCATCGACGTGCTCAACTGGAAGCGCGCCGTGTCCAACCAGATCGGCATCCGCCCCAACAGCGCCGTGATCGGCACCGCTGTGTTCGACAGCCTGCTGACCAACGCCGCGATCCTGGACCGCATCCAGTTCACCACGGCCGACTCGATCGACGTGGACGTCCTGGCCCGCTACTTCGGTCTCGAGCGCGGTATCCGCGTTGCCGAGGGTCGTCAACTCTCAGACGACGGCACGCTGACCCCCGTGTTCCCCGAGAACGCCGTGCTGCTGTTCTACAGCCCGCTGGCCGCCTCTGAGTCCGTGATGCCTGCCGGTGGCGCTAACGCCGCTACCCCCGCCTTCGCTTACACCTACCAGCTGACCGGCACCCCCGCCGTTCGTCCTGAGTACTACATCCGTGAGCGTCGTGTGGTTCGCGCTGAGATCACCGTCGAGCGCGCTGTGAACATCACCGGCCTCGGCGCCACTGGTGGATTCGGTTCTGGCTTCTACATCGACGACGTGTTCGCCTGATCCTTCTTTAATCTCACCCCTAAAGGAGGATCCTGATGCCTATTCTCGTACCCATTCCAAAGTCAGCCTTTATCGTTACCATCTCTGGGATGGAAACGATTTGGACGACCTTCTCCGGGATCTCGGATACGGCTGAGAGTGGTCAGTACGCTAACGCTACTGGCAACAGGATCTATAAAGTCGTAGGCCCCCGGTCTGTCGACGATGTAACCCTCTCCGCCCCGTACGATCCGGCGCTTGCATCTGCCATCGAGCAGATCTGGCTCAATTACAACTGTGAGTTCATCACGATCACGATCCAGCCGACCACCTGTAACGGCACCAACAACAACGGTTCCGCTTACACCCTGAACGGCTGTCAGCTCCAGCAGCTGACCGTGGCTGAGATGGACCGCGAGTCCGGCGACGTCGGCACCATCGAACTGGTGTTTACCGTCAACTCCTGGACGCGCGCCTGATACAGGACGCAAACCATCAACCTCTGGCCCCGCTTCGGCGGGGCTTTTCTTTTGCTTCGGGGTAAGACACCCCGAGAACACCTACACGCTAGGCATGGCCAAAACCCTTTTCGGGCCTGGTGTCATCGTCACCTCCCAGTGGCTGAACGGCGCGCGAGACATAAAATTCGACGGGGCCGACCTCGACTGGCACTATCCCCCTCTCAACGCGAGCGACATCCAGCGGGGAGGGGAGGGAGGCCTCGACAACGTATACGTCACGCTCAACACCGACCAGACGTACGGCTCCACGCCGATCGTCGGCCCGAAGAGCTTCATGGGCCCGGTGGCGTTTGGCGATCAGGCCAACACCAATCCTAACTACGCTCCCCTCTCCTGGAATACGAACGCCAAGTTCAACCAGGGCGGCACTGAGCAGAATTTCCTCACCAAGTACTCGCAGCTCACTGACGCCGACGTGGTCACGAAGGCAGTCCTCACCGAGCGCATTGCTAACTTCCCGATCGTAGACGAAGGCTCCTTCTGATGCCCCAGTACGCTCCGCTCCCCAACATCGATCTCGATCCGCGCAATGAGACCGAGCTCGTGGCAGCCGCGGCGCAGAGGGTCTTCGAGGCGTCTGGTTCCACGATCAACGACTTCTCGGCCGGCTCGCCGATCACCGCCCTGCTCGAGGGTCAGGCATTCGCCCAGGCTGAATTCCTGCAGTTCGCGAATCAATTCCCCGAGTCCGTTCTCGTAGAGTGGATCGGGCCGTTTCTTGGCGCCCAGAGGCGCGCCGGCGCGGGTTCCACTGTGACTCTGGAATTCACCATTGCGCCACGCGATCGTGAGTTCGTCATCTTCCCGGGATTCGAGGTATCCTCGGACTCTAACCTGACGGGCGGTCAGGCTATCACTTTCATCACGACGGACCGGATCACCATTCCGGCCGGCGAGAGCACGGGCCAAGGCGTCGCGGTATCGCTGCTGAAGGGCGTGGCGATGAACGTCGCCCCGAATACCATCACAAGGGTACTCACCAATCTCGATGGCATCCAGGGCGTCAATAATCCCGATTCAGCATTTGGCGGAGAGGACCCCGAGCTGCTAGATGAGGTCAAGGAGCGCTTCTTTACGCTCATCCGCCGCCGCAATCCGGTCTCCGCTGAGGATTGGCAGAGCTTCTTCGAGGATGCCCTCGGCGCTGGTGCGCCTGTTAACGTGCTGCCGCGCCGCTCAGAGAAGGAAGTCTATCGGTACGAGGCGGACTACGTCACCTCGAATCCGTCCGTATCATTCTTCGCACTCAATCCCGACGGCTCCCCACTGACTTTGGCGCAGCGCAACGGGCTGCAGAACCTGATCAAATTCAGCCTGCCGATCGAATTTACGGGCAACGTCTACTCGATGGAGGTCGACGATGTTGACATTGAGCTGACTGTCGCCTACGACCCCGCTAAGAACTACGCTACCGATCTGCGTAATTTCAGTCGCACCGTTCGCGACAGCATGTTCGGGATCATGACGCCCAACGCGGTATTCCCGATCAGCTATGCGCCGTCCGTGTCCGATGTCGAAGGTGCGCTGACGACCAGCTTCCCGGCCGTGCTCGGCTCGGGCAATCAATTCGTAGATCCCGATATTGAGGCGATCTACGCGTACTACACGCCGCGGAACATGTCCTCGGCGACCTTTACTCGTGTCGTTCCAAAGCCGTTCGTAACCGATTTCTCGCTCAATCAGAACGACCTTGTTGTTGATGCGACGGGGGTTGAGCAGAGGTTCTACGCTGTGGCCAATAGCTTCAATCCTGTCACCGGCTCTAAGGGGTATCACGCGAATCTAGGCGATCTGACTCTGATTATCATCAAAGATCTGACCGCATCAACATATAGCACTGGTGATGTAATTAGTCTTGGTATTGAAGCCGATGCGACCCTGCATGTGGTGCTGGCTCCGTTTACATATAACGCCAGGAAGACGATCCCTCAACTAGTGGAAGAGGGCCTCTTAAGTGAGGCTAAGGAATTCAGTGAGTTCCTTGTCAATACTCCCTACACCACCACTGACGCCCTGGGGCGCTATAATCCACAGCTGATTGAATTTCAGCGTGGTGATACGGACTTCGAGACATTCGAGCCGCGTAATCCAGCTGGTGTGCCCCCTACAAAGCGCGCCGGATGGCCTGTGTGGGTCGTCGCGCGCGATTTCACGCGGGTGACCAATACGACCAACCTGTCCACAGCGCAAGCACAAGGGTTGGTTTCCACCAATTCCGAAGAGGTTCTACTACTCGAGCCCGGGGTTGAGTATCTTGCCGGTCAATACGTATCGACCCCCTCGCCGGAGGAAGCTCTCCTGCGCTCGATTTTGGCTGAGGTATGCTACACCGATGTCCTTCGCGGTGCGTCGAAAGTGTACGCGAAGGTCCTCAATTCATTCACCTTCACCCTCGGTACTGATCAGACTTACAAGGAAGAAATCGACGGCCTGGTGGCTGCTGGTGTCATCGAAATTATCGATGTGGTAGACTTTGTCGATTGCGCAGGAAGATCCTCCTTCAAAGATCGCCCGTTCCGCTATGAGGCCCGCTTCCGCATCGGCGAGTACATCAGATATAGGCCGGAAGGTGGCTTTGATGCTCGGCAGCTCGAGGAGTGCTTCAGGGAGTCCGCCACCTGTCCGACGCTATCCTCCGGTTGCAAGCGCCTGATCGAGCAGAATCTACCACTGCCGTCCTACTATTATGTGCTCCGTGACTTCACGCCGAATACCTCGAGCGTAGAAGAACTGGTAGCGCAGAATCTCATCATTGAGGTACCATCAACCTATTTCTTCACGAAATACGCGGTGACGGCCCGCACATCGACGGAGCTTGTCGATCTCAACACAATTTCCACACTCATGGTGGCTGACGGCCTCATCGAGAGCACGAATGATCTCGTGATCGGGGATAATGTCACCCTTCGTGACGTGTCGGGACGTGATGTCCGAATCTACTTCTGGACTGGGGAGGGCTGGTCTGTTGATATAGGTGGCATCCCAGTCTACCGGGATATGTTCCGATTTGCGCCTGGCGACGCAGCTTCCTTCCGCAGCGGTAGTGTTGTCCGCCAATATGAGGCAACTCAGCACATTACGCCCATTCTTGACCTAGAAACCTACTTTGATAACGGTGTCTTCATTGCGTCGGAAAAGACGGAAAATATCAAATATGTCGATCCTCTTTACCATTACGAGGATGTTGTTGCGGATGTGACTGATAAGCAGGCTCGCTTTTATCGGGCTATCCGATCCTTCACGCCCCCGTCCACAGTTACGACATGGGTCGGCCCCGATCAAGAAAATAATGAGCGCACCGAGGAAATCTTCGGTAATTTGCTTAAATTCGTTGTGCGCGCGGAGGGGCAGCAGAACATCTTCTCTCGCCTCGGCCCGCAAGTATCCACGACGAAGCTTGGCTCGACCAATATCAAGTTGCGCTCGCAAGCCAACAAAAATCCCGAGAATAATTTCGTTTGGGAGTCCACCGATTCCTCGTTGATTCCACCCCAACTTTCTTTCTTCACGGGGACGCAATTCCAGTTCAGGCCAGTAAATTACGGTAGCGGCACGCTTGCGCTATGACGGAGGTTCTTCCACAGTCCCAGATCGGACCGGTCAAGACGACGCTTTTCACCGAGACCGAACCCGTCGTAAAGTTCCTCAACCCGGACGCGGCTCGTGTCATTGGCACTCTGCCCGTTCCAACTGTTTGGGGCAGAGCAAGCGGCCGGCCTATTTATGATAGGCTGCCCGCCATAAGTGGCTCCTACGTCACGGATTTCACCAATGGTGAAACGGTCAAGATTTATATCGCCGACCAGAATAGGGCATTGGGCCCGGGTACCCTGCAGGTCGGTATTTGGGACCGTGATTCTGGCATTCTCGTTATCCAAAGTGGCACGCTAGTTTGGCAGAATGGTCCCGTTGATGTTCAGGCACTGGCCATCAAACTTTCCGCTCTCGAGAACGGTAACGGCCTACAGGATGGTGAGTACCAGGTTGGCTACACACTGAGATTCGACCCGGATACAAGCCCAAAGTACAAGGAATACAAGGTAGAGGACTACTCCCTTGCCGCCAGCGCAACAATCTACGGCGCGACTGCCGCGGCTGAGCAGTACCCGGTGGAAGTTGCTTTTACCGATGAGATAGACACCAGCTGGAGGCCGTCGGATACCGGCTATGTTGGGGGTTATGACGATGGGCAGTCGCTCATTTTGGATTTCACCGAGCCGTGCAAAGCGGAGCGATTTCTATTGACGGCCTCAGCGGTCGAATACGCCACGGCAAAATGTTCCATCTATTGGTCCGACGACGCCATCATTTGGCATCTTGACGATAAGGTCTGGGAGCCGAAGAGCGGCCAGTGGGATATGACTATTTCCGAACAAACCAAGCACCGCTATTGGAAGCTCTTTTTCTGGTCTGGCATCGTAGATGTTCAGCAGTTTGCCTATACCGGCACAGCGTTATATGCGGACGAACGTCGCACCGGGGCCGTTACTGTTGCCGAGCCATATCTTGATGAGTTGTATGCCGAAATTGAGAACGCTCACATTCAATTAGCAACAATCGAAGTAAGAGACAATCTCATTGTACGTGTCGAGGACTATCGTTTATCGCAGATCACTTATGATCAATATCAACCTGTAGCCTCCTGGCTCACATCCTTCCAGGATACGTCTATCAGGAAGTATTTTACGGATATCGAGAAGTATGCCGAGCGGTGGATGGCACCGCCGACCGCGTGCTACGGCATCTATGACGAGCTACTCGAGGAAGATACCTTCGAATTGGGCTCCGATCTCGACTATCCGAGATTGGATCTGCCATCGCGCGTCAGCTTGGAGGCAGGTTACTACTTCACCTACGATGACATCGATATACAGATCGACGGCGAGCAGAACTTCTACGCCAACCCTGTTCTGCTTAATATCCCGACTCCCGAGATAACCACAGAATCTGGTGTGGCGATCGGCACCACGGACGGAAAGGCCATCACGATCGACCGGCCCATGTCGACCATGATGTACTCGCTCAAGGGTAAGAGTGACTCACTGGGCCTCGCGACCAACCCCGGAGATGTTCAGATCCAGGGCGACGAGGTCACCGTATACAGATCCTCGAACCGGATCGAGCCCTACCACGTGACGAACGTAGCCGGGCCCGAAGACGACAGCGACCTGTCCACGAAAGCGTACGTGGACGCGGCCCTCATCGTGAATATGGACAATGGCGCATACGATTGAGACAGTTTCCGCGGATGTCCAGGTGACTGGCATCCTCGACATGCGCACCAACCGGATCACGGGCCTCGACCTGGATCTGGACTTCTATCCGCAATTGCCAGAGGACGGAGCGAGCAAGAAGTACGTGGACTTCAAGAAGAATGAGATAATCGAAGCACTGCCTGTTCTCGTCAACAACGGGACGTTCTGAAGCGATGCCGCGCCAGATATTCGACGTCGAGCAGTACGAACTCCGCGGTACGCTACCGCAGACGTACACTGAGAGCCAGAAAAATACTCTCAATAAGGTCGTTTCGCGCGTAAACGGCCAGCTGGACTGGACCGCCCAGCTCCTCGGTTTCAACGGCCCGAGATACTGGGGCTCGCCGTCTGTAGACGCAGAAGGCAACTATCAATTCGTTGGTCTACCTCAGACCGTTTCTGAAAAGCGCGCTCTGCAGACAGGCGCTTTCGGCATTTACAATAAAGACAAGCCCTACGAGTCGTGGCCCGCCCCGTTCAATAGGAAGGCTGTAGGCGCATCCGCTGATTTCACCTTCTCTATCGAAGATCGCGATGGCCAGGTGGCAGTCTGGCCATTCGGGCAGGACCGCAATTTCACCTTCGAGAAGTCGCCCTTTCTGGTCATTGGCGGCGCATACACCTTCGACCAGCTCGTCGATGTGTCCGTCTTCGGCGCAGACCCGGAGTCTGTCGAGGTCATCCAGGATATCGATCAGCGAGTCACGCGAGTCCGGATACTTGACGACGCGATCCAGTTCATCGCTGTCTATCTCGAAGGCAGCGACGCTAAGCCTTTCACCTTTTCGACTCGCAATTGGGTTGACCCTTCCGATTGGGAAGACGACCAGGTCCGCGAACAATTCCTAGGCGCATGGGGCAGTAAGGGTAATCAGCTGTCGATGCACTTTGCATTTGACGCACTCGATCTGCACGGCTTCAACGAGGTTGAGGCACTTTCGCTCGATAAGATTACCGGATCTCTTACGATTTCGGATCTTCTGGGCCTAATCGGTTTGAAGCCGGGGCCGATGTCTGCGTTGGTCTCAGCCCCGTACTCGTTCGAAGTAGAGGGCTGCGAGGTATCCGGCCCGTTCAGCCCGTCTGTTGAGTTTGAATCGACATCAGCAACACTCCAGACCAACGATTTCCTCGACATTACCTCAGAGGATGGGCGGCTGATCGCCTCCGACGAGGGCTCCTGCGGGGTGCAGGATTACATCTTCATGCTCACGGACGGTGACGACGGTACCGGGGGCGGCTCGGAATTTGACAATGGCTTCTTCCCCGATGAGGGGAATGTAGCCTGCTTCTCAGATAACGGGACATTCGAATTACCGGGCTCCGTCACCGGCGAGCTCAACAACGGTGTCTACGAGCTGACCGGCGATTTTCCGATCGAGGCCAACGGCATCTACGATCAAAATCCGCTGTCAATCTGCCAGAACGACCCGGACACTACGCCAACGGGCCTGCTATCAAACGGCGAATATCCGGGTGATTATTTCCCGAATCCTGCCGGGACCGTGGATAATGATGGCACCTACGACATCAGCATCGAGCAGCTGATGACGGAGGATCTCAAGCTTATTTCCGCCAACAATGAGTCGTTTGACTATAGCGGCTGCTATGCGGAGCCGGCCGAGGCGTATGGCGTTTGCGACACATGCGATTACACCCTCACGCTCAGGCAGACCTACGACAGTGATCCTAATGGCTTAGCGACCGACCCTGGGCCTGAGACTAGCATCCCGATCGGTCTTAATGGCTTCATGCGTGATGCCGAGATAGATTGCGGCATTGACAACGGTGGCTTCGAGGATAATATCCTCACCAATTTCTACCTTGACCGGGCGCGCACGGTTCTGTGGGAGGACATCGTTCCGGTCAATTCCTTCACCGTTGAGACACGCGATAGCGGTACATTTACAATCCAAGAGCTGGGCGGCTTTTTTGAATTTCTTGCCCGTAACCAGTTCGTGGCTATTCCGCCCCCGGCCAACTCGTTTAACGGCGGTCTGATTGATGATGGCTCGTACGGGGACTTGAACCCGAATGCGCTGACCAAATTTGATTTGAATCTGCCTGACCAGGACATCACCGGCGGAATTCGCGACTATGGTGATCTCTCGCCGGCTGTTGGCACGACCGCGTGGGATTTTGGTGTCGTCTACCAGGTGCCGTTCGACGGCGTGGTCGACCAACAGATCGGTGAATACGCGATCTACGATGGCATCTACGATCAAGACCCGGCGCTCAATTGCGACACTCCGCAGGCGCCCGAGATCGACATCAATTACTTTGACCTGGTTGTCGATATATTTGGCGAGCCAGGACCAATTCTAATTTCCGATTCCGGAGTAGGGAATGAGATCGTATTGACCGCCGCTGATGACGATGAGTTCGGTTACGACGGCCTCACGATCGCTTTCGACGGTTTAGAACTGGCTCAGCTGGCATTTGACTACGAGGCAAAGACCCCATTCGCGATGACCGAGTTTCCTTCTGTGGAGTGGGTTGTCGATTTGCAGCTCGATAACGGCACATTCTACCCTGTCTCGGATCAGGGCGCCTGGATGGGCACTGACGACGGCGATTTCGAGGACCGCATGGAGTTCGTCCGCGTCGGCACCATCGCGTCGATCTTTGATTCGGAGCAGGAGGCCATTGGCCTGGAGTTCAAGGGCGGTCTGCTGACCTTCGATGACGGGGAATTCGACGAGCTTGTTGAGCCAAATTGCGATTTCGAGGGCGGGAGCCCATGCGCGCTTGTTGATGGCGGTGTCTTTGTTGAGGGTCTTGACGCGACCGTTGCCAATACAAATTGCTTCGAGGAATGCGGCAAGATCGACAGCGGCGATTACAAATTCTTTGGCTATGTACCGCCGGCAACTCCGGTCATTGACGGCCAGGGGTCACGCACCATTCCCGATTCCTGCACACTTTACGATAACTCAACCTACGATCGTGCACCACGTCCCGATGCGTCTGGGGAGGGGTATTTCTCCTGCACCACCTACGACAACTCGGTCTACCCATTCACTGGTATTTACGACTGCAATCTGGAGGAATGGGGCGAGTTCGGGCTCAGCCCGGCCGGTCCCCGGGTCGATCAGGGCGAGTATACCGACTCATCGTTCCCGGAAAGCTGCGCGCCTTGCGGCCCGGTGGAGCCCGGTTTTGATTGCTATATCAATAATGGCACGCTGGAAAACTTTGCCCCGGGCGCACTGGCCGACGAGGGTTTCTACGACAACGCTTTCGAGATCTGCGAGCCCTGCGTCGTGGAGGTAGAGTCTACGGTTCCATGCTACGTGCCACCGGTCCGCATCCGCCTCGACCGGGCCATCTACGCCAACCCCCTCTGGAAGTTCAATCCCTCGGTGGTCAACGCCGAGACGCCGCTACGCGTTTGGAAGAACCACGTGCTTTCTGTCGTCGACGATCGCTCAGACGAGATCACCAACGAGAACGTCGGCGATTTCCTGGAATCGAAAGCCTATCACAATTCCTTTGTCGCGGATCACAATACTGGCCCAGAACGGGAGAATTCTTATCGGTATTTCGTGCGCCTTCCCGCCGAATACTCACGCAATAGCCGCCAGTGGAACAAGGCGACGAATATCGTCAGCTCCTACGGCTATTTCTCCTCGGTGTACCCACTGGCCGACACCGCTGTACGCCCGTACGACATCCGCCCGTACCTGTACGACGACGTCTATTGCCAATGCGCTGAGGATCTGCCGGATTACGCCGTCTTCTACCAGGAGGACTACCTCGTCTCATCCGTCAAAACCGCTCGGATTGACGCCCAGGCCGGCTTCCAGGAGTCGAACATCAGCTTCGAGAATGCGGCCGAAGTATTCCCATTCGCAGCCGGCCTGATCGTCAATTACGATCCATTCGATGAGCGCGAGATCCGCAATCAGGACGGGGAGTGGGCCGGCACGTACTTCAAGTGGCAACGCCGCGGCCCGCTTACCGGCTATCTCATCACGGATGTCCTCGACAGTAAACTGCGGGCCGTCGAGCGCGGCGAGGAGCCCGAAGGCGATTACTCGTTCATCAAGGCGCCCAACACTGAGTTCCCCGATGATACCGACGTCGCGAACTTCGCGAATTACACGGTCGCCTACGCTTACTTCACCGCCGACCTATCGGCGGCTGACGAACCAGTATTCGACCCGACCGTCAAATACAGCTGGCGGGAGTGCAACATTCCGAAATGTGACGACGGGACGCCCGTCTTCGAGACAGACATCACGGGCATCGAAATCCTCACCGAGGACGGCTTCAATCTCGGTCTGGGCGGAGCTCCTGTCTATGTTGAGAGCGCGGTCGAGTCTAACACGGCCTACCTTCTCAATAGGTGTGAGAAGTTCGTCGCGCCGCAGATCGATATCGAGCAATTCCTGGACAATCCGACGCCGGCCCCACGCAAGCGTTCGGGCACCCCGCCTGCTGCACCTGGAACGCCGACGATCACATTTGATCCACCTGGCGGCTCAGGCACGCTTTCTGGAGCAGTTAAGTTAACTGGCACCCTGACTAATGCCTCTTCGGTCGAGGTTCAGATCGGGCTGTTTGTCAGATCGGCTACCGTGAATACGGATGGCACCTGGGAGTACGCGATGACGCCAGCGGACTTTGCCGAATTTGTTCGAGTGGCGACGCCATCGGGGCAGTTCGTGTTACAAGCTACGGCTCTATCTGATACCCCCGGTCTGACCGCTACGGCCCGGGTTAATGCGCTGCTTGCGTTGCCAACCAATCGCAATCGAACTTTGGTTGCGGTCATCGACGAGAACCAAGGTGCTGTTGGCTGGTCGAATAACCCGACATACCACGGCCCCCTGCCGGATGTTGAGACCGCTTGGCAGCAGTTCCGTGATAAGTGGCCCGATCGCTCGTTCTATCTGCTCGAGCCTTACGGCGGGTGGGGCGGATTCTCGACTGAGATGCCCGATGGCACTGAGTCCAGGATCAAGATTCCCGATCAGTTCATCGACGAGGTGGTCGAGGGCACGAAGACGTTCTACACCCACGTCAATCGCGACTACGGCCAGGCTAAGGACGCGTCCGACTGGTACACGCTCATCAACGGTGACGCGCTGCCAGAAGGAGCAGAAATCGCTCTGTTCGTGGACAATTCTGGAAGCCTCACGACCGCTCAGGTCCAGGCGTCCTACGATCTCTTCCTCGAGAAGCTCGCCGAGCGCAATATCGGCATAATTGTGGTGGAAAACCGTAACGAAGACTGGATCGGGCCGTTCATGGGCGATCTATTCGGAGACGAAGAGCCGGTAGACTAAACGAATATGGGCAGAAACCTCGAGCAGTTCGGCAAACTGCTGAACAATTACAATCAGGCCTCTCAATACGCACGCGATAACGCCGGGACCCTAAAAGAGACCGCAGGTCGTGTGATAGACGTCGAAGATCCCGAGGAGATGGGCAGGATCCGGGTAGTGCTACGAGAAGTCGACCCGAAGTACCTCGAAGAGAACGGCCTCCCGCAGGGCGGCGCGGCGGAGACAGAGAGCGACTGGATCAACCCGTTCCCGGCCTTTAAGGGCAAGCAGCCGAAATCCCTGCTCGAGAAGCGGGTGAAGATCATGCCCTCCCAAGGCGATCCAAACAAGATGATCTTCGGCGACGTGCTGTACGACATCGACGATGATCCGACGATCAAGGAGATGCCGAACACGTCAAATATGACGCGGCTCCCCGTGTATAAGACGGACGAATTGCCGCCGGCGACTAAGGAAAATGTCGGGTGCGTCATAGTCGAGGAGGCAGGGCCGAACGGCAATGACTGGCTCATGGTCTGCCTGAAGCGCTACGGCGACTACAAGTGGGTGAGGCACATCGATCGCCTGCACTACCACGACGGCCAGCTGCCTGATAATGACCCGGGCGATAATTCTTCCAACGATACTCAGAACCGCACTTGGGACGCGGTGACCGAGACGACGAACGACGAGAAAGAGGGCACCGACTGATCCATCGGGTAAATCCAAAGGGACAGACCGTCCGACCGTGACGTGCGCACAGAGTACGCGGTAGACCCGGACGACGTCACCTCCTCGGCCCGGGTCGCCTGGTGGGAGTCCCTCCCGCTGAACGACGCCGAGCCATACGAAACAGCCGCCTGGAAGTACACCCAGACGGTCATCGAGGTGACAGAGGAGTCCGACGAGCCAGGCTCGATGGGCGACCAGGACGACCTGGACGTCGAGGGTGTAGCCTGGTGGGAGACTATTGGCGGTGAAGGGCCCAAGCCCTACGAAGCTGCGGCCTGGGCGTATGTCTCGGCAGTAATCTCCGAGGTAGAAGACGCCTGCGGCGATACTACTCTCGCGGACGGGACGCCCCTACCGCCGGACCTCGAGTGTCCAGCGGACGAATGGTGGGCGACTTTAGGCGGGGAGGGGCCGAAGCCGTACGCTACTGCCACATGGCAGTACCTGTTCGATTCGGATCTCCTGTTCGAGATCGTCGCCATCTCGACCACCGAACTCGCCTCTCTCGACGAGGGCATCATCGGAGGGGGAGGTGAGCAATCGTCATACGATGCTGGCCTGTTCGGGTCGTCCCCGGGAATCCTCATCGACGGCGTCTTTTACACCACGACCGGGTACGGCATAGAGGTGAAGCGCACATTCGCCGAAATTAAAGTCTACGACTCGCTCGCGTCGTCACCGGGGCCGCTCCCGCTGATCACGCAGCCCGTCGGTAATTTGGCCACAGAGCCAAACGGCGGCGGGGACGTTGTCCTCCTCGACCCGTCCACATTGGGTGATACCGATCTCGGCACGGACCCATTTGAAGTCCAGCTCGAGACCGACATCCCGCCCCTAGAATCGCAGGAGATTCTGATCAACGGTGGTGGATTCGACGGATTCGCGATCGAATTCCAGCGATTGTCAAATAAAGCGGATGATGTGCCGCCTGGTCAGCTGCTCGGGCAAGTCAATTACGAGATATTTGGCTCGGTCGCGACAATTACGTCGTGGGATCACTACAACTGGGAGGATGACACTCCCATCCGCAGGGCGGTGCTCGCGATGCTCAATGGTCTCCCCGACGAGGTGATCGAAGTCCGCGTGCTCGACGACCCCACGGCGCTCTGGCAGTCCTTGGGCTTCAACAGGGCGTACAAAGGCGACCCGTACATTCACTATTTCCCGGGCTGACGAATGGCCGCTCCGCAACTCTCAGAAGCTATCGTCAGGGACCAGACCAAGATTCGTCTGGTGTTCGACCAGGCGCTTGACGGCACGATTGCGGTGCCGGTCACCTGCTTCCAGATCAATTACGGGAAGATCCCCATCGTCGACCGGAAGTACGTCGACACCAATGAGCTCGAGCTCATCCTCGGCCGCAATCTGACGCCTGGCGACAAGATATTCCTCAACTACACGCCGCCAGAGGATGTCAACCTGGCGCTACGCGCGCCGGTCAAGGCGAATGCGAGTGTGGCGACGATCCGCCGTAACGTTGTCCGGGCGCTGTTCAAGTTCCCATGCCGCAACTTCCTGAAGATCAGCGAGTCGGGTGAGGGCTGGGAGGCTGATTCCAACCTGGGAGCCTACGCTGACGGTGCCCCATATTCGAGGCGTGATCGCCCCGCCAATCCGCGTTCAGCCGGAGTTGACGATTTCGTGATGGCGTACGGCCTGAAGGAAGCGATTCAGATCACGAATATCGACGACGCGGACGCGACGCAGCCGAACGAGGTGCGCCTGATGATGGCGATCCAGGACGCCAACGCCCTGATCGACTCCTACATCAACCAGTCGACGAAGGCCGGTAAGCTGCTCGTTAGCTCTAACCGCCGCCGCACATCGCTGATCATCGCGCGGTATTACCTCGACACCGTGCGCCGCCGGGAGGACGTCCTCAAGGACTACGAGCGCTGCATCAAGGAGCTCGAGGCCGCGACCACATACAACATGGCGGTCAGGCCGGACTCCGAGATGGCAATCAACTCGCCTGCTGGACTCCTGCGGTCCTGGCGCGTGCCGCAATACTACAATGGTGTCAGCGGCAAGGGTCTCAGCGGCTGGTGGACCGATTCCGCTGGCGATCTTGTGCGCGATTGGCGCTACAACCGGATCAACGCCGAGGTCAACAACAACGATCAGAACTGGCGCGCTCAGCCTACTAATGAGGGCCGCACTCCCGAGCAGCCCGCAGACGACGCCGCGACGATCGTGTCCGGCAACTCCCAGTCCTCGTAACGACAGATGGCCCTCAATTTCCCTTCTAATCCCGTCAACGGCCAGATCTATACCGTCGGCGACCAATCCTGGCAGTACAGTAACGCTACAACGAGCTGGAATGTTGTCTCCCAGGCGCAAGCTCTCGGGCCGGTCTATATCGGGTCCCTCCCGCCGTCTATCGCGGTTGAGGGGGATCTTTGGTGGAATTCAAATAGCGGCCAGCTGTACATCCGCTACGTTGATATCGACGGCGGTCAGTGGGTCAGCGCCACTGTTAACCCGCCCGTCACCAGCCTCGACTCAGGTGCTGTTATTGACGCGATCCTGAGCGAGCTGACCGAGTATTCCGACCAGGCTGCGGCTGTCGCCGGCGGTGTTCCGTCCGGAGGTTTGTATAAGGTAGCCGGTGCCGGCGTAGGCGCTATCCGTGTGGTGGTCTGATAGGAGAACTAGATGACCCTCGCGACGATCCAGAACCTACGAACGTTCAACGCGGGAGAGCATCCGACCGACCTAGAGCCCGGCCAGATAGCTTTCAACCTGTCGCAGGACAATTTCGATCTGGCCAACTCCAACGCGAACATTTACATGTACGTTGGCAATCAATCGGACCTGCGGCTCGACGAGGGCGGCGCGGTGTTGGTTGAAGGCGGAACCCCGGGTAAGGGCTGGGTCAGGTACAGCCTGCGGAATGTCCGTGTTGATGGTGATACCATCTCCGGTAACCTGAATGTTGTGGGGGCTAGCGTAAAAATAAGCAGATCTGCGTCCGACTACGCGGAGCTCGTTATTCCGAAGGTTTCCGACTCGCCGCTGTCCAGCTCCAATGTTGGCTCGGTCAGATGGAATGAGACATTTGGCAAATTGCAAGCGTGGAATGGGTCTAAGTGGGACAATACCACTAAAGTAACCGTTTCCGACACGGCTCCGCCAGATCCTTCGCACGGTGACATGTGGCTGACCGTGCTTCCGGTTCCCAACTTCTACGTGTACGTTGTGCCAACAACGGGCCCAGCCTCGTGGGTCTCGGCCAGCAGTGGTGGTGGAACCACGGCTCTTCAGCCCGGCAATGGCGTCACCGCCAACGCCTCCAACGAGATTGACATCATCGACCAAGGACCCTTTTAACAAGCCATGGCAGTCAAGATTCAACATCTTCGCTCAGATGTAGCGAACAAGAGGCCAACAGGCGCGGGTCTGTTGGACGGCGAGCTCGCGCTCAATATCGATAGCGGCACCCCCGGGGCATTCTTCAAGGACGAGCTCGGTGCCGTCGTTAAAGTTGGCCCCGCTGAAGTGGGCAGCACGGCGCCAAATGCGTCCCCAGCCTCCGGCGGCTCGAGCGGCAATACGACCGGCGAATTCTGGTTCGACACCTCTAACGCCGGCGGCAATAGCCTTGCCGCGCTGAAAGTCTATAATGGATCATCCTTCGCCTACGTTGGCAAGGTGACCATCGGTAGTACCGACATTGAGCTTGGCGCAGCCGCGACGACCACCATCTCCGGCCTATCTGCTCTGACCTCCGCAGATATCAATGCCACGACGTCTGTCGATCTGCAGAACCAGGCCGACCTGCGCTTCTATGAGGCGACCGCGAATGGTACCAATTACGTCGGTTTCCAAGCGCCCGCTGACATCTCGTCCGATGTCCTCTGGACCCTGCCTTCCGCGGACGGCACCGCTAACCAGGTCCTGACGACCAACGGCTCGGGCACCCTGAGCTGGACCGAGGCACGCACCAACGACATCACCCAGGGCGACACCAGCGTCACGGTCACCGACACCGGCTCGGACGGCACCGTCACCTTTGTGACCGATGGCTCTACCCGCTGGACGATGAGCAACGCGGGCCACTTCTTGCCCGGCGCCGACTCGACCTACAACATCGGTGCCAGTGGTAACGAGGTCAGCAATATCTACGTCGACACGCTGAACGTCGGCGCGATCACCGCCAGCGGCGATCTGACCCTGAACGGCAACGTCGACCTCGGTAACGCGACCAGCGATACCGTGACCTTCACGGCGCGCGTCGACTCCGATGTGCTTCCCTCCGTCGACAATTCGTTCGACCTGGGCTCTGCAGCTAATCGCTGGGCCGAAGTCCGAGCTGTCACCCTATACGGTACAGTCAACGAGGTCACCGTCGTCAAGTCGATCACCGGCGACAGCGGCACCGCGACCCCAACGTCCCAGACCTTCAAGATCTCGGGCGGCACCGGCCTGACCTCCACAGCGGGCAGCCAGACTGTCACGATCGACCTGGATAACACGGCCGTCGCCGCGGGCTCCTATGGCTCCGCCTCCGCGGTCCCGACCTACACCGTCGACGCTCAGGGCCGCCTGACCGCCGCCGCGAACGTTACGATCGATATCCTGCACACGCAGGTCTCTGACTTCGACTCCGGCGTCCAGACCAACCGCCTCGACCAGATGGCGGCTCCGACCGCTTCGGTCTCGCTGAACAGCCAGCTGATCACCAACCTGCTCGACCCTGTCAGCGCTCAAGACGCGGCGACCAAGAACTACGTCGATCAGGTCGCGCAGGGTCTCGATGTCAAGGCCTCTGTCCGCGCGGCAACGACCAATAACGTCACCCTGAGCGGCACCCAGACGATCGACGGTGTGGTGCTTAGCGCTGACGACCGCGTGCTGGTCAAGTCTCAGACCTCGCAGGCTGAGAACGGCATCTATCTGGTCAAGGCCGGTTCCTGGGTTCGCTCTAATGACGCCGATACGTGGGACGAGCTGGTCTCCGCGTTCGTCTTCGTCGAGAGCGGCACCACCAACGCCGACAACGGCTACGTCTGCACGGTCGACCCGGGCGGCACGCTTGGCTCCACGAACGTTGTCTGGGAGCAGTTCTCCGGCGCTGGTCAGATCACCGCTGGTGACGGCCTCAGCAAGAGCGGCAACACGCTCAACGTCAACCCCGACTCCCGCGCCTCCGGCACCAAGTCGATCGCAATCGTCAGCGACGAGGTGCGCATCGACGCCGCCTACGTCGGCCAGACGAGCCTTACTACGCTCGGCACGATCACGACCGGCACCTGGAACGGCTCGATCATCGGCCTCGCCTATGGCGGCACCGGCGTGAGCAACGCCTCGATCACCCAGAACTACGCGTTTCTCGGCCCCAACACCGGCGGCGCAGGTGCTCCGTCCTGGCGCGAGATCCTCACCAGCGACATCGCCCCGGTCACGGGCGGTAGCTTTGACGCTGGCACGTACTGACGAGCGCGAACACTCACAATCTGGGTAAGTCACGGGGGAGCTAAATAGCTCCCTCTTTTCGTAAGCCCCTACATAGGGCCGAGCATGGCAATCAATTTCCTGCTGAAGAGGTCGTCCGTCGCTAGTAAGCGACCGACCGCCGCTCAGCTAGACATAGGCGAGCTCTCGCTGAACTACGACCAGGGGACACCCGGTCTCTTTTTCGAGGACGACGCGGGCGCGGTCCGGAAGATCGGCCCGACGGAGGTCGGCGGCACGGCGCCCAACGCTTCCCCGGCCGGCCAGTCCGGCAACAGCATCGGCGAGATGTGGCTGGACAACTCCGGCACCGCACTGCTGAAGACCTGGGACGGCTCGGCTTGGAAAGTAGCCGGTGCTACGACGATCGGATCGACCTCCATCGCGCTTGGCGCGACGTCGACCACGCTCGCCGGCCTGACGTCGGTGACCTCTACGAACATGACGGTTTCGACGGCGCTGGGCCTGTCAAACCAGGCGGAGACGAGATACTACGAGGCGACAGCCAACGGCTCCAATTACGTTGGCTTCAAAGCACCGTCTAGCATCGGCTCTGACGTCATCTGGGTGCTGCCAAACGGCGACGGTATTGCTAATCAGGTTCTGAAGACCGATGGAGCCGGAAACCTCGGGTGGGCGACCCAAACCGGCGGAGGTGGCGGCGGCGATTACGGGCAGAGCATAAAAGCCGTCTCCTCCAACACGACAATTCCTACAACAGCCGGCTACAATCAGTGTGCGTTCTACACACTCGATATCAACACAGGCGTTACCCTCACTATCTCCACCGGAGAAGTGTTCACCATCTACCCGTAACTCACTGAACAATCATGGCATACGGAACACTCCGCGCGGATACAATCGAGAGCTCCGCCGGCCTCACGCTCGGCACAATCTCGAGCGCCACTTGGAACGGAGGCACAATCAGCGGCCAGTACGGCGGCACCGGGGTCAATAACTCAGGTAAAACTATCACACTAGGCGGCAACCTGACAACCTCCGGTGCCTATGCGTGTACGCTCACGCTGACCGGCGCGACGAACGTGACCCTCCCGACGAGCGGCACGCTCGCGACCACGGCCCAGGTGTCCTCGACCGCGAAGGCCACTGCCATCGGCCTTGACTTCATCTTCGGCTTCTGATCTGATACGCCATGCCAACACAGGTACAGTTCAGGCGGGGGACGACGTCCGAGAATCTGGCATTCGCCGGGGCCCCGGGCGAGATCACCGTCGACACGACCATCAACACCGTCCGCGTGCACA